AGCCTCAGCCCCTGGAGATGGAGTATCTTCCCACGGGGCAGAAGATCTTGTTTCTCGGTATGGATGATGCGGGGAAATTAAAATCCCTGAAAATGCCCCGGGGCTACATCGGCCTTGCCTGGTTCGAGGAGCTGGATCAGTTCGACCGGGAAGAGGTACGCTCTGCGGAGCAATCCCTGTTCCGGGGTGGGGAGTTTAGCCTGAGTCTGAAATCCTTTAACCCCCCGGGCAGCGAGAAGCACTGGGCAAACCGCTATTTTGACGAGGAAAAAGTGGGGAAATTTGCCCACAAGTCCACCTATTTGGAGCTGCCGGCACAGTGGCTGGGGCAGCGGTTTCTGGGGGATGCGGAGCATCTGAAAAGAGTCAATCCCACGCTCTATGCCCTGGAGTATTTGGGTATGCCCCTGGGCAGCGGCGATGAGGTGTTTCCCAATTTGGTACTGGGGACGGAATTGGGGGTTACGGATCCTTCGACTCCGCAGCCGATGGCTGCTCCGCTCAGGATGACAAGGACGGGGTGCGGCGCTTCGCTCAGGATGACAGGGGAGGGAAGATCGCGGTCCGCTCAGGATGACAGAAGAGGGACGGGGGTGCGCCTCGCTCAGGATGACAGGGATGGTGGAAGTACGGGGCGGCTGCCCAAGGCCAGCGGCGTGGACTGGGGGTGGTGGCCCGACCCCTGGGCCTTTAACCGGGTGGCCTATGATGCCGAGAACCGCACCCTCTACATCCTCAGCGAATTGCAGTGCTATCGCACCGGCAACAGAGAAACCGGTCTGATGATAAAAAATATCATTCCGCAAGGCGAGGTGGTCACGGCAGACTCCGCTGAACCCAAATCCATCGGCGATTACCGGCAGCTGGGCCTTTGCTGCCGTGGCGCTAAGAAAGGTCCCGGCAGCGTGGCCTACGGCCTCAAGTGGCTGCAGAGCCTGGCTGCCATCGTCATTGATCCGGAAATCTGTCCGGAAACTGCCCGGGAGTTTGCCGCCTGCCGGTATGTGGACGGGAAAGTCCCCGACAGGGACAACCACCACATCGACGCGGTGCGGTACGCATCCCAGGTATTTTGGAGGAACTAAATGGAACTGTTACAGGACAGCGGCGGGCTGTACGCCGAGGCATTCGGTGCTTCCGACGGCAGCTCGCCCAAAATGAAACGGGGGATACTCCAGTGGCTGGGCCTGTACTACGGCCAGGAGCAGAAGCTGCAGATCCCCTACACCATCGTGCGGAAACTGACCTCCGGGGTGTTCTGCGAGTACGATGCGCCGGGGCTTTCCTGCTTACCCGAACGGGAGGCCCTGGAGCTGGCGCTGATCTGCGGCGAAAGCTTTCTCAAACCCGTGCCAGGAGGCTGGAAGCCCGTTTCCAGAGGAAGTATTCTGATTTTCCAGCGGGATATGTGGGGCGAGCCTACGGATGTGGGCTTGATGGAAAAGACCCAGGTGGGTCGCCACAAATTCACCTTGCTCGAGCGCAGGACGCTGGCTCTTGACGGCACGCTTACCATCGAAAACCGGCTGTTTCGCAGCCAGGGCAGCGGTCTTGGGCGGGAGGTTTCCCTGAAAAGCGTACCTGCTTACCGGGAGCTGCCGGGGCGGTATGTGTATCCGATGCCCATGGACTCGGTGGGGCTGGTGCGGCTGAAAATGCCCATGACCAACTGCATCGACGGAAGCTGCGAGGGCGTGAGCGTCTACGCTCCGGCGGCAAATCTCATTGCCGCGTTGGAGGAAAACGAACAGCAGCTCTGCGGCGAATTCCGCAACGGTCAGAGCAGGTTGGTGGTGAGCCGTGACCTGCTGGATGCGGGGCAGCTGAAGGACACCGTGTTCGTGGCGTTGGACGAAAGTCCGGAGACCGTGGGCATCACCGTGTTTTCCCCCGAGCTGCGGCAGAAAAGTTACCTGGAGCGGCAGCAGGCGTATTTGCGCTCGGTGGAGAATATCATCGGTCTGCGCCGGGGTTTACTTAGCCAAGTGGAGGAAGTGGACCGCACAGCCACGGAAATTACCTGCTCTGAGGGAGATTATATGGCGACCCTGACGGCGCTGCGCCAGGTGTGGCAGCAGGCAGCACAGAAGGCTTCCCACTTGCAGGAGCAGCTGACGGGAAGCGGCTTTGACACCACCATCTCCTGGGGCGACGGGGTGCTGTAATTGACGATTTACCCGCTTGTCATTCCGAGCTTAGTCGAGGAATCCGCTTTCTCTTTGGGGTTACGGATCCTTCGACTCCGTGCTTCGCACTCCGCTCAGGATGACAGAGGAGGGACGAGGGTGCGTTCTTCTGCCTGTCATTCCGAGTAAGGCGAAGCCGCATCGAGGAATCCGTTTTCTCTTTGGGGTTAAGGATCCTTCGACTTCGTGCTTCGCACTCCGCTCAGGATGACAGAGGAGGGACGGTGGTGCGTTCTTTTGCTTGTCATTCTGAGCGACCGGAGGGAGTCGAAGAATCCGCATCTTAGAGAACGGATCCTTCGACTCCGCAGCTTCGATGTTTCGCTCAGGATGACAAGGACGGGGTGCGGAATGGAAAACGCTTCCTTAATGAAAATGCAGGTAGCGGGGGTTGCACGATCCTGCAGTATGCAGAAGGTGCGGAATGGAAAATTACAAATTACAAGTTGGGAGGCGAAAAAGACAATGGAAGAACTTTTGAAGGATTTGGACGAAGGGGTGGCCCAGGCCATCCTGCAGCGGCACAAGGATATTGTGGCGGGCTACGAGAGCCGCATTTTGGAAAGCCAGCTGCAGCAGGCGGTGGCCGCTGCCGGCGGACGCAACTACATCGCCATTCGGGCGCTCATCGGGGAGCTTCCCCAGGATGAGGCAGCTGCCCGCTCTGCGGTGCGGCAGGTGCAACGGGAGAATCCCTATCTCTTTGGCACCGGGGCGGTGACCGCCCCCGGCACCGGAAGCAATCCCGTTTCCGGGGACTACACCATGGAGGAATTGGGAAAGCTTTCCCCCGCGGAGTACCGGAAGTACCGCAAGAATATGTAATTCACAATTACAAATTGGGGTGCGTTCTTTTGCTTGTCATTCTGAGCGACCGGAGGGAGTCGAAGAATCCGCATCTTGGAGTACGGATCCTTCGGCGCGCCGCTGCGCGGCTTGCTCAGGATGACAGAGGTGGGAAGAAGTGCTCCGCTCAGGATGACAGGGGAGGGACGAGGGTGCGTTCTTTTGCTTGTCATTCTGAGCGACCCTGACCCTGAGCTTGCCGAAGGGGAAGGGGAGTCGAAGAATCCGCTTTCTCTTTGGGGTTACGGATCCTTCGACTTCGCATCTTCGATGCTCCGCTCAGGATGACAGAGGAAGGACGATAGTGCGGCACTCCGCTCAGGATGACAGAGGAAATAAGAAAACATTAAAAATTGGAGGAAAAACAGTATGCAGAACAAATTTTTGACACCTGAGGTGGTGGCCAACGAGGCGCTGATGTGCCTGCAGAGCAACCTGGTGATGGCCGACCTGGTCCACCGGGACTACGCCGACGAATTCGTTGCCGTGGGCGACACCATCTCCATCCGCAAGCCCGCCAAGTTCGTGGCAAAGAACTTCACCGGCACCACCGAGCCTCAGGACATCACCGAGGGCAGCGTTGCCGTGAAGCTGGACCGCTTCCGTGATGTCACCGTGGCGGTGACCAGCAAGGAGCTGAGCCTGGACATCGCCGATTTCTCCGCCCAGGTGGTGCAGCCTGCCATGCAGGCCATCGCCCAGGCCATCGATGAGGACCTGCTGGCGGTGGCAGTGGAGAAGGCAGGCTTCCGCAAGGCCGGCACCAAGGATGCAACCGACCTTTCTGACATCGCCGCTATGGCAAAGCAGCTGGACATCGCCAAGGCGCCCGTTCAGAACCGCAGCCTGGTGCTCCACCCCGAGCACAAGTACCGCTATGCTCTCACCGAGAACCTGTCCAATGTGTCCTACGCCGGGGACAACGAGACCCTGCGTGACGCGCTGCTGGGCAAGGTGTACACCCTGGAGACCTACATGGATCAGAATGCCCCCGACTCCGCATCCCAGATCCCCGGCGATGCCAAAGCCTGCAAGATTACCGGCGCCAAGGAGAATCTGGCGGTGATGGTCTCCGACATCCAGGGCGGCACCATCGAGGGCGGTGACGGCTTCATCCTGGACGGCTATCTGTACCGCTTCACAAACGGCGGTGACGGCCTGCTGAACATCGACCGTCCTCTGATGAGCGATGCCGACAATGCATCCGTCACCCTG